ATATTCTTGTAATTTCAGATCTACACATTCCATTTGAGAATGAAAAAGCTTTATTATTCTGTAAGTACTTAAAGGAAAAGTATTCTATTGGTAAGATTATCTTTATAGGTGATATAGTTGATAATCATGCACTTAGTTTCCATACTCACAACCCTAATGGTTATTCAGCTAAAGATGAATTAAATTTTGCAATTGAAAGATTGAGTTATTGGTATAAAGAATTTCCAAATGCTGTTGTAACATTAGGTAACCACGATTGTAATCCAATTAGACAAAGTGTAGCTAACGGTATTCCAAAGGATTACTTTAAACCTTTAAAAGAAGTACTTCAAGTACCTAATTGGGAATTTACAGATGAATATGAATATCAAGGTATAGTATTCTCTCATGGTACTGGTAATTCAGGAATGAATGCTGCTTATGATAAGGCTTTATACAGAGGTAAATCTATGGTGTTTGGACATCAACATACAGAAGCTAATGTAAGATGGATAAATAATAATATCTTTAGTATGGTTGTAGGGTGTTTAATTGATAATAAGAAATATGCATTTGAATATGCTAAAGATTTTAAGAAATTACCAATTTCAAGTTGTGGGGTAATATACAAAGGAATACCATTTATAGAAACTTTAAAATAATTAAATGGATATAAGCAAGCAACATATTGTGCAGCTAACTTTTATAGATAAGGAAGCTGCACTTTTTCTTTCAATAATGGATAAAATTGTTGAAAGATATTCTAAAGAAACAGGGTTTAAAAAGATATTTACCCTTGATGAAATACAATTTTTAAAAGAATTTACAGATCAATTATATGAGTCAGAATCCAACAAAATCAGTATTGAAGTATAGACCTTCAAGTATTTTAGTATCAGATCCAATACTTAGAGAGATTGTTAAAAAAGTATCTAAACTTGCTGAAGAGAAATTTAATACTGAAGTACCTTATGATATTGTAGAATCTTGTGTAATACATGAATTTAAAGTATTAAGATCTGTATTAATGAAAGGTGATCCTGAAACTAAAGAAGGATTTGCTGAATCTGCTTGGTTAGAGGGATTAGGTAGTTTTATATTAAGTAAAAATAAATTAAAATATTTTTTAAATAAAAAGAAAGATGCCAATAACAACATATCCAGTGATTAATAAAACTCATTCATCTCAGTATGATGATGTTGTAATTGATGATAGTATTAATAGTACAAATGATACAGATGAATCCACTGAATAATTATTCGTATAAAGGTAATTTCTGGATAATTAATCCTACATTAATACCAGTATTTCAGGATATTTATAATTCTGATAAATCTAAGAATAAGGAAGTTACTTCTAAAATAATGTGGGGTATTGCTTTCTTATTAGAAAGAGAGAATAATAAATATGTCAAAGCTTCTTATGAAGATAAATTAGATTTGATTAAATCTGATATTATTGAAGATGAGAAATTTGATTGGAATAATACTTTAGTTAAAAAGACTATTGATAAATATTCTTTCACTTTAATTGATGCTTTAGAAAGACAGGTAACTGCTTTAGAAGGTAAAATGGATGAGAGAACTAAATTTATGATAGATACTAAATATGATTTAGATAATGCATCTGAATTAGATAAAATGTTCACTAATACTTTAAAACTTCAAGAGTTATTGGAAGAAGCTAAAAAGAGATTAATAGCATCTAAAGAGAATACTGATGAAGGTATTGTTAAAGGTGGTAGAACTGAATCATTAAGTGAAAAAGGATTAATTTAATAATAATAAATAATAAGCAACATGAAATATTTTATTGATACAGAATTTATTGAAGGTAAACAAGATAAAACCTTCTTAGGCTATAAATATGGTGAAACTAAACCTACTATTGATTTAATTAGTATTGGTATAGTTAGTGATATGTTACCGACTTGTCCTGGAGATAAATTAAATGATAAGGAATATAAATTAATAGGAACACAAGAAACTGGTATTGGATTTCAAAGAGAATACTATGCAATATCTAAAGATTTCAATCTTAAACAAGCATGGAATAATGAATGGGTAAGAGAGAATGTATTAAAACCTATTTTAGTAGAATTACAAGTGATATATAACAAAGAAACTGGATTTACTAAAGATGGTTGGGAATATAATGATTTAAAATACTTATTAAATAAATATGGTAAAACTAATAAACAAATTGCTAAAGAAATTGTAGAATTTACTAAATGTGATTGTCAAAAAGGTATTCAACAGTCATACGATCATTATAATTCAAAAGGTATTTGTACTAATAATCCAGAATTTTATGCATATTATGCAGATTATGATTGGGTAGTGTTTTGCCAATTGTTTGGTACTATGATGGATTTACCAAAAGGGTTTCCTATGTATTGTATTGATTTAAAGCAAACATTAGATGAAAAAGCTACTAGTTTTACTAGTAGGGAACTATCAAATATGGCACACCCAGACTGTAAACATAATGTATTTGAATTACTAGGTAATTCTAAATTTAATTTGACTAATTTAAAATGTTTACAATCTCATGTTAATTATCCAAAACAAACTAATGAGCATAATGCTTTAGCAGATGCTAAATGGAATTATGAATTATATAAATTTTTAAATACGTTATAATTTATGCCATTTATAAGGATTAATAACAGAAACAATTTCTTATTAAAATCAGTACCAAATTATCATCCAGATAGTATTAAATATCTATCATTCTGGCGTGAGCAGAAAAAAAGAGTTATAGAAGGATTCTGGGGTATTGATGATGCTGAATATAATGTAAGTGATGTTGAAAATTTTAATCCTTATAAAACTGATTATGCTGGTAATAAATGGCGTTTCTGTACACCGGGAATTTACTTTTATTGTAATTTTGGTACTATATTACACAGACCTAAAGGACTACCTAAAACTGCCCCTAAATTAAAAGTAAGGCCTACTCTTAGAGATGTTGATTGGGAAATATTGTATGATATAATTGAAGCAAGGGGATTTAGTGGATTTGAATTAGATGATGAATATACTTGTTGTAAAGATGTTATATCTGATGATCCACAAGAAATGTGGGATAAAACTTGTTTTAATTCTAAGGGTGAAGTTAAAAAGTATATTCCTGCATTTGAATATTTAAGGAAAGTACATGATAAACCATTAGGATTACCTTTGTATTTTAATGGGGCATCTAATTATATGTTGTTGAGTACACGTGAACTTGGTAAACTTCTGAGAACTGATGAACTTGTTAGAGTTAAAGATGGTTGGAAGAAAATTGGTGAATTAAATGTAAATGATGAAGTTTATTCAATTGATGGTACTTTATCTAAAGTTACTAATAAAACAGATTTACAAACTAATGTAGAAATGTATAAAATAACTTTAAGAGATGGTAGAGAAATTGAATGTTGTGAGGATCATTTATGGTATGTGTATTCCCATGATAAACATAGAAATAATCCTGATAATCCTTATGTAACAAAATCCACAAAAGAAATGTTTGCTAAATATAAGAGAATAAGAAAAGATAGTAAACATAAACAAATATATGGTGTGGATAGAATGTGTGAAGAATATTTATATGCAATACCTAATAATAAATGTATTTCAGAAGATACTGTAAAAGAATTACCATTAGATCCGTATTTACTTGGTTTATTACTTGGTGATGGTTGTATAACTGATTCTGCATTGGCGAGTCTTACTTCTGAAGATGAACAAATTATTAATTATGTTAAGAAATCAGAATATTTTTCATCTGTCAGTAATAAAGAAAATAATAAGGCATCTGCAATATTATTTAAAACTTCTTTAAAACCTATTTTAAAAGAACTTGGAATATTGGGTACTTATTCAAATAGTAAATTTATTCCAAAAGAATATTTATTTGCATCTAAAGAGCAAAGATTAGAACTATTAAGAGGATTAAATGACACAGATGCTTATAGTGGTAATACTATTGAATATTGTACAGTATCTGAACAACTGGCTAAAGATTATCAAGATTTGGTAAGATCTCTTGGAATGAGTTGTGTGTGTAAAAAAAGTAAAGCTGGTTATAGAAATAAAGAAACTGATGAATACATTCAATGTCAAGATAGATACAGAATTAATTTATATACAGAAGAAGATGTATTCAAATTAGATAGAAAATTAAAAGGAATAAAAAAGAAAGATAAGGCTGCTAAATCTAAACAAGAAAAAACATTTATAACAAATATTGAATATATTGGTAAAGGTGAGGGTGTTTGTATCACAGTAAATAACCCAACTCACACTTATATTACTAAAGATTATATAGTTACACATAATAGTTATTCTATTGGTGAAGGGGTTATATTACATGAATTATTGGTTGATGGATTAAAACATTATAATCCTGAAGAAGATAAGCCTTTAGTTGAAATATTTGTAGGTAGTGGTATTGCTGCCAAATCACATGATTTAATGAAAAAGGTTCAACTTGGTATGGATCATTTACCGGGTATTTGGAAACCTAAAACTAAAGATGAAATACCTTCACCATTTTTTAAACAAATGACTGGTTCTATATTACCTAATAGTAAATGGACTCATGCTTATGAGAAAAAGATTGGTAATAACTGGGTTAAAGGTGGTACTGGTAGTAATATTACTCATGGTGTATGGACATCTGAGAATCCTGAAGCTGCTGCTGGTGGTAGATATACTGTAATTGTATGCGAGGAAGTAGGATTAACTGCTGGTGTACTTACTATAACAGCATCAAATGAAGCTGCTCAAAAGCAAGGTACTACTGCAATGGGTAGTAGTTTATATGTTGGTACTTCAGGAAATATGGAAAAAATTAGAGAATCAGAAATTATCTTTAAAAATCCTGCTGATTATAATATGTTATCATTTGAAGATGAGTGGGAAGGTACTGGTAGAATATGTAGATTTATTCCTGTATTTTATAAAGATGAAGAATTTAAAGATGATAATGGTAATACTAATTTAGAAGCTGCTCAAAAGTTCTATGCTAAAAGATTAGAAGAAAAAGCTAAATCTAAGAATAGAACACCTTATCTAATGGAATTAATGAATTACCCAAGAAAGCCAAGTGATATGTTTTTAAGGGAATCTGGTAATGCTTTCCCAGTATTAGACTTACAAGAACATTTAAAAGATATTCAAGATGAACAAGATAATTCATTAAGAGTTGAATTTAAAATAGCTGATAGTGGTGAGTTTATTCCAAAGATGAGTAGTAAATTAGTAATTAAAGATTATCCTTATGATCACAGAAATGGGGTGGATAGTTCTGTTGTAATTTATGAACCACCTAAAAAAGATAATGAAACTGGTAAGGTATTTAGTGGTAGATATATTGCAGGATGGGATCCAACTGAAGATGATAATAAAATGACTAATGAACATTCATTACAATCTGTATATGTAATGGATTTATTTACTGACAGAATTGTAGCAATGTACACAGGTAGAACTTATTTAACTAAAGATTTTTATGAGAATGTCAGAAGGTTATTGAGTTATTATAATGCTATATGTAATTATGAGAAAGATAAAAAAGGCCCTTATGCTTATTTTGATCAAAAGAATAGTTTGTATTTATTAGCTACAACACCTGCAATATTAGCTGAAAGAGGATTACAAAAGATTAATAATGTTGGTAATGAAGCTTATGGTACAAGATGTACATTAGGTGTAATTAAATTACAAATAGATTTTATTAAAGATTACTTAGAAACTAAGATTGCTGAAAATAATGAAAGAAAGTTATTACATACTATTAGAGATTTAGCTTTGATTAAAGAGTTAATTGCTTATAATGCTGAAGGTAACTTTGATAGAGTTAGAGCATTTGGTCAATTAATGATTCTTAGAGCAGATAGATTAAAATATGTACAAAGTATGAAAGATAGGGTACTTGAGAATAAAAAGAAAAATAGATATGAGAAAAGTATATTTCATCAATATTATTATGGGAACAAAAGATAAGCATATAATTCAATGTTAATAATTTATTGTACTTACAGAAATATTCTTTTTTATCTAAATAACATTGTAAACTAAAATACAAATATTATGTCTGATGGTATGACCCCTTATAGTGGATATTTTCCTGCTCAAAGAATATCTTCAAAAGATAAAACATTTGAATGGGGTAAAAAAAATATAGTTGCTGCAAGTAGTATAATTTTTCAAAGACAAGATTGGATTAGACAATCTATGTATAATAAGAAAATTAATTATGATTTAGCAAATAATAAAATTAATGAAGCAGATATTCATAAATTGTTTAACCCTATGGGGATACAATATGGTGAATTTCCTGTAAGTATTCAGCATTTTAATAAAGCTATTACTAAGATTAATTTACTTGTAGGTGAAGAATGGAAAAGACAATTTGATTGGAAAGTATCTAATCTAAATGAGGATAGTATTAATCTAAAGAATAATGCAATACTTGATGAATTATTAGGATTAACTATAAATGAAATTAATAATAGTCAGTTAGATAAACCAAGATTAGAGAAAGAATTAAAGAGATTACAGAAATATTATACATACGATTATAAGGATATTAAAGAGAAGTATGCAACAGATATTCTTAATTATCATTGGTGGACAGATAATTTTCAATACAAGTTTAATAGAGGATTTTATGATGCTTTAATTGCAGGTGAAGAAATATATAGAACTGATATTATTGCTGGTAGACCTGTATTAGAGAAATGTAATCCTATGAATACTTTCATGCTAAGGAATGGGGATTCACAATTTGCAGAAGATGCTGAAATTATTGTTGAATTAGTGTACTTACCAATTGGTAAAATTATTGAAGAATTTTATGATGAATTAACTGCTGATGAAATTGATACTTTAGAGAAAGGTTATCAATATTTATTCAGCAGTAATAATTTAATAGGGTATCAAAGTTCAGCACCAACATTTGTAATACCAGATGATTATTTTGGTCAAACTAATGTTAATGGGGTGATAGAACCTAATGCTGCAAGTAGTTTATTTTATGGGGGGTATTTCAATGAATATGGGGAAGTAAGGGTATTAAGATGTAGATGGAAAAGTAGGTTAAAAAGACAAATACGTACTTACTTTGATGAATATGGATTTGAAAGAGAAGATATTGTAAGTGAATTTTATAAATGTAAAAAAGAATTAGGTGAAACTTGTAGAGATATTTGGATAGATCAGTGGTGGGAAGGTACTCAAATTGGTTCAGATATTTACAAAAGAATTAAACCAAGAGATGTACAATTTACTGATATGACTAATCCTTCAACAACTGGTAGTGGTTATGTTGGTACTTATTATAATATTAATGCAAGTAAGACTTTATCCTTAATGGATAGAATGAAACCATTTCAATATTTGTACAATGTATTCTGGAATAAGTTATTACTTGCTATGGCTAGATATAATGGGCCAAGTAAAGTTATGCCATTTCATTTAAAACCTAATGATTGGACTGATGATCAGTGGCTGTATTATGAACAAGTATTAGGTATATTAGCTATTGATCCATTTAATAGTGCTGAAGAAGGGCCTGCAACTGGTAAATTAGCAGGTACTTTTAATTCACATTTACCACAATATATTGATAGTTCAAGTTATGCAGGATATATTGGTCAATTAATTAATTTAATTGATTATGTAGATATGCAGATTGGTGATATTGCAGGTATTACTAAACAAAGGGAAGGTGCTATATCAAGTACTGAAACATTAGGTGGTGCTGAAAGAAGTATTACTCAATCAAGTCATATTACTGAAATATATCATATTATGCATGAGAATACTAAATTACGTGCATTACAGGCATTCCTTGATACTTGTAAGGTTGCTTATAAGAATAAGGGTAAATTAAAATTATCTTATATTGTAGATGATTTAGGTACTAATTATTTTGAATTAGACACTGATGAATTTGCACATACTAATTATGGGATAAAGATTATTAATTCTGCAAGGATACAAATGATTGATCAAAAACTTGATATGTTAATTCAAGCAGGATTACAGAATGATAAAATTAATTTCTCTAAAGCTATTGAGTTATATAACACTCAAAGTATTTCAGCTAAACAACGTAAAATTGAAGATTTTGAAGAAGAAAATAATCAAATGATTCAACAGCAACAACAAGCTCAAATTGAAGCTGAGAATAAAAGGGCTGAAGATATGTTATCTTGGGAAAAAGAGAAACATGAAGATATGTTATCTATTGAACTTGAAAAACTTGCTAATGATCTTGAGAAAGTTAAATTACAAATAGATGCTAATAGAGAGAAAGCTAATAATGATAAAGAATCTGATAGATTATGGGCATCTATTGAACAAAGAAAACAAGATATTAATAATAGACTTCAGGAATTAAAAATAAGGACTGATGAAAAATTAAAAGAAAAAGATATACAGGTTAAGAAACAAATTAAATCTAAGAAATAATGGAATTTACCAGATTAAGTCAACCAATAGTTGATATATTACAAAAACAAACTAAACATGAATTATCTAATTTTCATTTTTATTTAGGATTAAATAAATTTTGTAAAGATAAATCATATAATGGTGGGGAAGTATTATTTTATAAACAAGCTCTTGGTGAATTAGATCATTTTAATATCTTTGCTGATTATATGATTAATAAGAAAATGTGTCCTGTAATACCAGCAGTTGATGCTGTTAATGCTAAAAAGATTACAGATATTGTAGAATGTCTTAATTTAGCATTACAGAGAGAGAAACAAACTACTGCTTATATTAAGGAAATATGTAAACTTGCATTAGAGGAAGGTGATTATCAAACTTATGAACTTGGATTAAAAATGATGAATGAACAAGTTGAAGAAGAAACTTTATTTATTAATCTATTAGATAGATATGAAATATTGAAAACTTGTTCAAGTGGAATGTTTTTATTAGATCAAGAAATATATGAGAAGTATAAATAGTATTTAACATAATAAAGCAGCAATATGAGTAATGTATTTGAAACTGTACAGCAGTATAAACAATTAAAGCAAACATTATTTGAAATAGAAGATAAAATAAATGATTTGCTTGAAGAACCAGAATGTAATTTTCAAGGTAGTAAATATTTGAATCTTGCATTAGAGAAAATAGAATTTGGTATTAATGGATTAGAGTATTTTCATAAGATTACAGATAGATTTAATGAGGATGATTATGAAAAATGTTATGAACCTTACATTATTAAAATAGATGGTATAATTAGGCAATTAGAGGCTATTTTAATAGATATTTATCCTACTGGGGATGATGGTATCATTGTGATAAAAGATGAGCTTAAAAAGGCTGTAATATGGCTTAATACGGAATTATTTAGATATGCAGCAGTACTTAAAGCAAAGTCGTAAGTTCATATATGTATTTTGTGAAAAAAGTAATAGTTAAAAAAATAGTGAAATAATAAATATAATATTTGCAACAATGGAACAAGATAAGCAACATTTGATTGATTTAGAAGATGCTACAAACGGATTAGCTAGTTTGTTTGCATCAATGCCTGATGAGAGTACTTCTACTGAAGAAGAATCTCAAGAGGAAGAAATAAAAGATAAAGAAAACACTACTGATGAAGATAATAAAAAATCTGATTCTGAGAAAGATAAAAAAGATAAGAAACAGCAATTAAGGACTGATGATTTATTTGAATTAGATGATAATGAAGACCCAGCCTCAAATGAAATTGATGATATTTTTGTTCCTCATGTTGCTGCTTTAAAAGAGGCTGGTGTCTTTAACTCTGATTTTGATTTAGAAACTTTAAAAAATGCTTCACCTGAAGATAAAGTAAAATTACTTATTGAAGGACAAAATGAAGCAATATTTGAAAGAGCTAATAGTTTGTTGGAAAAATATGTAGAAAATTTACCACCAAAACTTAGGAAAGCTTTTGAAACTTATAGTGAAGGTGTAGATATTGATTTAGCTTTTGAAGTTGCTAATAAACTTGAAACCTATAAAAATATTGATAAAAGTTCTTTTGAGGATGATATAGATTTAGCTAAGAAAGTTTTAATTGAAGATCTTTTACAACGTGGTATTGATAAAGAAGATGCTGAAGAAACTGTTGAAGGTATTGTAGACCCAAGTAAATTAGCAAGTAAAGCATTAGATAGATTAATAGCATCTGAAGAAAAAAAGATTGAAAATGCTAAAAAATCTCAACAAGAAGCTGTTAAACTTCAAGAAAGACAACAAGCTGAATATATGAATGGTTTAAAAAAATATATTGAAGATACACCTGAATATATTCAAGGTTTTAAAGTTGAAGGTAATTTAAGAAAGAAGCTTTTTGAAAAAGTAACTAAAGTGGTTGAAAATAAAGATGGTCAAAAT